ATCTGTAACTCAACTCAGATTAAGAGATCTTGATGGCGGATCTAATCCTGGACATAATATTACATTTGACTTGGAAACTCTCACTTTCTCGGATAATAATAATATTGCTACCACTGGATATGAAGCATATCCGAATGGTTGGTATCGTGTCTACTTCACAATTGCTACTGGAAGTTATACAAACTTATCATTTAATCCAAGACCAACAAGTAGTCAAACTGGAACTTGGTATATGTGGGGAGCACAGGTAGAGGTAGGATCTACTGCTGGAAGATACATCAAAACATATGGAGATGCCATCACAGCACCAACCACAGTCAAGAACCTCTCAAGTGATTCTCTCAATGGTACAATCGACGGAGCTGTATTTAATAATTCTGGATACTTTGAGTTTGATGGTACTAATGATCTCATAGATTTAAAGTCTACCCTTTCTACTCTTGCTTCTGAAACTTTACCAGCATCTTGGGAAGCTTGGGTATACTTTAATGCTGGTACTGGTAATAATCAAAATATAATAGGAAATGCATTCGCTAATGGTGGAGTTTTACTTAGGACAACAGGAACTTCTCATGCTCCAGCAGATAGAATAAGATTTGTCTATTTTATAAATGGAAGTAATGGAACTGGAGTTGATAGTGCATCTGCACTCACTACTGGATGGCATCATATCGTTGCAACTTACAATGGCAATGGATTGACAACTTCTAATTTTGGTTTGTATATTGATGGATCTCCTGCATCTACAACAGATCCTACATTTGGAAGTCCTTCTGGCAGTTCTATTCCTCAAACACAAGACTTTGGTATTGGAGGACTTCCAGATGAAGCTGGACAATACTATTGGAATGGTAAGATTGGAGAGTTTAGATTATATAACCGAGTACTGCTTAGTTCAGAAGTTTCTGTGAACTACCTTAGCACCAAGAGTAAGTACGGACTCTGATAAATACATAAAGCATAATATTTAATCCGAGGAACATAGGTAATGGCAAGGAAATCCATTAAGACTAATTACTATCTCTTTGATGCTTCTGAAAGAGAGGTTATCATTCCTGGTGGTATTCAGAGAGAGCAGTTAATTCTTATTACTAATGTTACTGATAACAAAGTTGTATACAACTTCTCGGATCCAGAACTAACTGCCACTGAGTATGAAATTTCTACTGATATTAGAAACGTTGTAACGACAAGAGTCAAACTTTCATATGATACAACTGGAATGTCAGATACAGACAAACTCCAGATTGTTTATGATGAATTTGAAGAGACAACTCAACCATCAGAAACATATCATGACTCAGTAAACAAAGCAAAGGTATCACAACCACAGGCACAGATTGATACTGACTTTGAGTATGGTGTACAGGATACCAAGTGGGAAGCGTTGGCAATGATCAACAACAACCCATTTGCATATAAATCTCAAAATCCTCTATCAGTTACTCAGATGGAAGCGTTTGCGGATAGTAAAATTATTAGAGTTTCTGTAAACACATCTGAGACTCCACTACCTACAGCAGGTACAGCTATTTTTGTACAAGATACTATTCATGATGGTGCTAATGGTGTATTCATTATTGACTCTGTTAATACTGGAGCAAACCAATTTAATTATACAGCATCATATCCTTGGGCATCTGGTAATAGTGATATTCAAGTTGCTGCTAGAACTGCAGTTTATACTGGTATTCATTATAGTGGATCTGATATTGGTGGATCTCTTACTCTAACTGCACCAGGAAATGGAGAGGTTAGAGTTACTTGCTCTAACGCACATGGTTTAGAAATTGGAAATGAAATTGCTATTGCAGGATCATCAGGTTCAAATGTTAACGGATCTTGGATTGTAGCAACAGTTGAGTCTCCAACTATATTTGAATACTATCCAGACGCAGCACCAACTGGATCTGTAAACAGTGGAACTATTAAATTATATCCAAGACCACAAGGTTCATCTGTTCATAGAGCATTTGATGGTGGTGTTAAATTTTCTACTAATTCTTCTTCTAAGAACCAACAAGCAATTAGACAAACAAAAAGATATTTCCGTTATCAATCTGGTAAAGGTATAGCATTCTCTACTGGTTCTATTCTTGCTCCAGCTATTGAAAACGTTGACGAAATCACATCATCTGGATCTACCGTTACTGTTGTTTGTGCTGTAGCACATAACGTAACTAGAGATACGGAGATTGATGTACGTGGATGTAATGATAACGTATACAATGGAACGTTCCAAGTATCTAATGTTATTAATGCATATACTTTTCAGTATACTGCTGGTTCAACTCCATCAGAATCAACTGCTTCTGGTGAATATACAGTCACACCTATCAATGCTAACGGTGTTAACCTTGAAATTGGTATGATGGATCAACAGAATGGTATCTTCTTCCGTTATGCTAACGGACATACCAGTCTTGTTCGTAGAACATCTACCTTCCAGTTATCAGGTAAAGCCACAGTAACAAACGGCAGTTCACTAATTTCTAGTTACACAGGTCCTAACCAGCAAGGTACTAAGTTTGCTAAACAATTAAAGATTGGGGATTATGTAGTTCTTCGTGGATCTTCATACCGTATTGATGGTATTGTCTCTGATACACAGATGGTTATTTTCCCTGACTACAGAGGACCATCTGATATTAATGTTCCTATTACTAAGACTGTAGAAACTGTATGGGATCAACCTTCATGGAACATTGATCGTTGTGATGGTACTGGTAAGTCTGGTTACACACTTGATGTAACCAAGATGCAGATGTTTTATATGGATTACTCTTGGTATGGTGCTGGTTTTATCCGTTGGGGATTCCGTGCTACAGATGGTAACGTAATTTACATACACAAGATTCCTAATAACAACTTCAATACTGAAGCATACATGAGGTCGGGTAACTTACCATCTCGTTATGAAGTTAATACAATTTGTCCAACTACACAAGCAACTAAATCAATTACCAATTCTGATAGTGTAATCTATGTAACGGAACCTCCATATGGATTCCCTGATGCAGGTACTCTTAGAGTTAGACAAACAACTTCAGCTACTGCAGCTAACCAAGAATACATAAACTACACAGGAACAACCAAGTATCAGCAAGATGTAATTTCTGTTGTAGCTGCTAATGATAGTATTGTGGTAGGAAGTACAACTGGATTACAAGGAAATGGAGTTCAGACAGTTACTTTTGATAGACCATTCTCAAATATTGTATCTGGAAAAACATATTATGTTGCACAGGTAATTAGTTCAACAGCATTTTCTATTACTGATACTGCTGGTAACTCTCTAGGAATTAGTTTACAAGATCAAACAGGAACCACACTATCTCCTCTTGGTATTGTTAGATCTGGTGCTTTCACTGGAGTTACTAGAGAACAAGCTGGAGCTACTGGTATTAACTTAACCGTTGCAGATAACGCTTCATCTGGTACAGTATCTTCTGGTACTGGAATTCAAAAAGGACAACGTGTTGTTGGTGCTGATGTTCCTGATGATACTTTTGTACATTCTATCAGTGGAACCAGTATTCAATTGAGTAAAGCTGTTACTGCTACTAACCCAACTAATATCGCGTTCCCTTCTATGGGAACTGGTTCAGCAAGTTCGTTTACTTATTCTGCCACACAACCAATTGCTCTAGAATTAATCTCAGCAACATCTGTACCACAGATAAGTCACTGGGGTTCATCAGTTATTATGGATGGTAGACTAGATGATGACCGAGCATATGTTTACACTGCTGCTACGAAACGACAAGGTGGAATCCAATCAGGAGATACCAGAGCGATTATTGCTCTACGTGTAGCACCATCTGTTGACAATGGTATTTCTGGTAACTTTGGTACTAGAGAACTAGTTAATAGAATGCAACTAATTCTATCTCAGGTTGACATTTCATCCAACGGTAAGTTCTTTGTTGAACTGGTGTTGAATCCTGTTCCTGATATTCAAGGTATATGGATTCCTGTTGGTGGTACTTCTATTGCACAATACGCGATTATGAATACAAATACTCAACTAAATGGTGGGGAAGTTATCTTTGGATTCTATTCTGACAATGGTGTTAACCAGTATAGTTTGGATGAAGTTAAAGAACTATCTAATAGTATTTTAGGTGGTGGTAGTAATAACTATGACACATCAACTGGAGCTAACCCAACTGGTATCTTCCCAGATGGTCCTGAAGTTCTGGCAATTCGTGCTACAAATATTACAGGATCACAAAAAGGAATTGACGCACGTTTCTCTTGGAAGGAGGCACAGGCATAAATGTCAGCATTAATTGTAATTGTTATATTAATAGGAGTAACAGGTTGGGTCATTAGGTATTACGACCCACATAATTAATCTTATACATATTATATTACGAAATGAAGACAAATGAATAAGTGGATTGGAATTAGTTTAGGAACCCTATTGGGTATTTCTCATATAGGAATGATAGGTTTCGTTGCAACTAGGAATCAAAGTAAGTTACCTTCATTGAATATTCCTACAACAAACTACTCTACATATCAAGCAGAAGTAACAGAGGATGGGTATAAGATAGCTTACAGAGCAAATGACCCTGCAACAGCATATATTACTAAGGATATCAAGACCAAAGGTGGTTTCTTAGGACTAGCAACAGAGACAACTAAGGTTGCTGAAGAATACTTCATGGATGGTAAGACTAATCAAGGTGGTGCAGTATCTAATCAAAGGTCTTGGTTAGATGGGCAACCAGGTTTGACAGCATCACAGACAGCAGAGATAGTTGCTGCTAGACAAAGTGAAGCATGTATCAAAGCAATTGGATCAGCAGAAGGAACGGGAAGACTTGTAGGTACTAGCGTTGGTGCAGCTGCAGCACCTACTCTTAGCACTATACCATTCGTAGGATGGGTAGCAGCAGGATGGGTAGCAATGTTCGGTGGCAATCAAGGTGCAGAGATAGGTGGTAACATGGCAGAAGATATGAGTAAGGATTGTTGATAAATAGAACAGCAAAGAAAATATTATGGCAGAAACAAAAAAAGTTGCCGAGGAAAAACCAAAAGGTATCATCGGTAAAATAAAAGAGGGTATTGATGACAAGGAAGAGCAACTCGCTTTTCTATCTACAGTCGTTAGACTCGCTGTTCTTGTGTGGTCCGCAGGGATCTTAACATTAGCGTACGTTAAATTGCCAGCAGCATTTAACATACCAGAACAAAAGCTGGATCCAACTTTCATAGCTTCGGTCTTCACAGGAACTTTAGCTACTTTTGGCGTCGCAGCATCAGGTAAGAAGAAGAGTGCAGATGGTGGTAGTGCTAACATATCTAAAAAAGATATGGAGTTTCTTATTGCTAAAGCATCAGAGACTGCTCCTGCTCAAACAATTAGGATAGAGCAAGGACCAGTAAAAATTGTCCCAGATACAAAATAAATATCATGCAAAAAATTATTAATGTACTTGCTATTTCGTCTTTCGTTATATGTCTTTCCACTGTTGGCGGTGGCGTTTATCTTTATACACAAAAGGATGCCATCATAGAGAATGTTAAAGGCAAAGTAATGAAGTCTGTAATGCCTTCCATAGGTGGTAGTGTTTCAGATTCTATTCCTAAGATGACAGGCGATGCAATTCCAAATGTACCAATGCCATTCTAATGAGTGAGATACCCGAAGTCGGGATACACAACGTAGGCATACCTAGAATACAAGCACCTAATATATACAATTACGTTCCACATACACAGACGTATCCTTTCATATTAAACATAGGTTTACCTATTGTGGACATGCCAGGTTGTGTAAAGTTTCACCCTGATGCAAAGAAGAATAGAGAGCAACCTAATCTAAAGGAAGAAGATCCTGATGGGACGAGGGTTCTTTGTGATGGACAGTACCCAACGTATGATGCGATGGACTATACTCCAGATCAATTGAACATATATGTAGAGACTCCAGTACCAACTGTGTCACCACCAGAGGTTCCTTCTACAGAGGTACCACCCACAGGTGACCTTGTTGTGAAAGAAGTACCATGTCCTGGTCCTAATAATTTAAGAGTTGGTGACCTTACTTTGTCTGGAGATGAGAAAGTGATTGGTCATGAACTTAGTACTGATGGCAAAACCTGTATAACATTGTACGAACCTACTACACCAGCTCAAAAATTTCTACCTTCTGTAAATCAAGCATCTACAACATTAGCAATCGCAATAATTGCAACAGCAGGAGCTGCAGCAACACCATTACTATTGAGATTAATTAAACCCGCTGTAAAAAAAGCTATTGCTACTCTTCAAAAGAAAACGGGTACTCATCGTGGGTTAACTAGAAGTGAGATAAAAACAAATAAATATCGTGAAAAGAAAGGTCTTCCTCCTATCAAAAGAAAATGATAAGAGATTTAATTAAATCAGAAGATCCTTTGTTGCATAAGAGAATTGATTCGTGTAGTTATAATTTAGACAGACAGTTTTTATCAAGAACATTAATTGAAAGTATGATACATCATAATGGTGTAGGATTATCAGCGAATCAAATAGGTATATCAGAAAGAGCGTTTGTGATGGTAAGAGATATTGAATATAATGAGATCATAGTATGTTTCAATCCTCGTATCATTAAATCATATACAGAAGAAGTTGAAATGGAAGAGGGTTGTTTATCTTATCCAGATTTATTTTTAAAGATAACAAGACCTAAAAAAATTATTGTTAAGTATGAAGATGTAGATAAAAAAATCCATAAGTTAAAACTAGATGGATTGTCTGCCAGAATATTTTTACATGAATATGATCATATGGAAGGTATTACTTATCGCCAATTGATATAGTCTTTAGATCACTAGCATTACCATTAGCTGTGATCTTATGTTTGTGTTCACCTACCACATTAGGTGCATTTATTAACATAACATCAGCACATACACTATAGTATGGTGACTTAGGATGGAATACTATACCCTCTTTTTTTAACTGACCACAATTTTTTAACCTGGCTATCTCAAAGTCAAGGCGTTTGTTAGCAGTGAGTTGTTTACGATATTCGTTATGGATAGCAGTTGCTTCCATACATTTATCTCTTGCTTCTTTATCTAATGGTATTGATATCGTTGCACTAAAACCTAAGTTAATATTCTGTGTAGACTTCTGACCTGTACGAGTAGGGATGTAGTAGAGTATCTCACCAGGATTGTCAGGTATGTTGTCATCATTATTATCTGCGTTGTTCCATACTGGATCCATATAGATTTCTTCATAAGGATCTTGCCATGTTCCTGTTCTGGTGATGTATGGTGTAAAATTGGCGGTAGCAGTCTGACATGATATACCATCACCATACTGATTGGTAATATATGGTCCTTGTAAAACTTGTATTGCCTGGTTGGTCACTGAGCCCGAAGAATTAGCTACGGGATTTGCAGTCGCAGAGACACCTCCCACATCTGCTGCATACACAGGCATAAATGTAGAAAGTGTAGTGATAGCAGTCAGTTTGAGAATATACTGGTTGATTCTGTGACGCTTTGGACGGTGGTATCTCTCTGTATTATCGTATGAGTCTGAAGACCTGGTCCGCTGTAATGCTCTGTAAATTGGAAGGAATTTCCTGCCTCGGATTGCACCCAATTTGGTTTGTTTGCTTCTGATAAATTTAATCCAGTCCATGTTGAAGTCACACCGTCTACGGTATTTGTTTGTGTTGAAGTCACGTCAGGTGCTATATTAGTACTACCTTCTTCAAGATGCACACCTGAGCCACTGACTGAATAAGTCCAGCCTGTGGCATAGTCCATACTATTTATGGTCTCAGACGTAGTGACTGTCTGAGTTGTCACTGAAGTCATCGAGCCTTGAGTGAAATTTGGGACCACAGGAACAGCAGTCGCAGTCCTCGCATTCGCAAGGACATATGCACCCACAACCATGACAAGTATTCTTTTCATTACTCATCAATTTATTGCTAATTCAGTTACGAATTGACCAATACTGGAAGTTCCAGATCCACCACCAACTGCTGTCACAATATTTCCTGATGTTACAGTACCAGTACCAGTACCACTACCTACAGCTGTAGATACCTGAGTAGAGTATGGACTTACTGCACCAACTGCGGGTGCTGTAGTAGCAATAACATCGCCTTCAGTGAATGACTGAGAGAATGTGAACGCTGTGCCTGCAGTGTGACTGGCAGTAGCTATGCTACCTTGTCCTACTCCATCAGTTAGAGTTCCTAGTCCACCAACGTTTAGGTCAGCAGATCCACCGCCACCAACGTCCATAGTCACACCTGATCCAGATACTGAGTATGTTGATCCAATTCGCTCTACCTGTGTTGCAGCTGCATTTGTAGTCAACTGAAACGAGGACGTCATTTTGTGAGTGATGTCCGCAAAAGCAGGAGTTCCAAATCCTGCAACCATAATAAGGGGTATTAATTTTTTCATTTTACCCTATGGGTATAAGTTCGTATTTATTTAGTAAAAATGCTTATGTTCACGATAAGCAATATTAATATGATTTCCGCTTGACAAAACTTAATCTTTTATATATAATTATGTTACGTTTCTTAACAAAACTTAAAATGACTACAACTACTGAATCAGGCGGAAGACAAAACATGTATCCA